ATTACGAATAATATGAGTGTAACTGCGTGAGTGAATTGTTTCACTGAATGTCCAAGTTTGAATCCATGCTTCTAGTTCTGGAATACTTACTAGTGGTCCAAATGCTTCGACTGGCGCACGACCTTGAACACTATCTAATATAATTTGTCTTTTAAGATTACTTGTGAAAATGTGTCTTTCATTATCTGTAAGATTATTGAAGTCGTTTGCATCCTTATGACAATCAACTTCCTCTGGACGCCAGAAGAAACCTAACTGCTTATCAGTTAGTTTGTCAAACTGTTTATACTTCAACATATCATAACGCTGGATTGTCACTCCTCCTGACGGGTCCAAAAATGCTTTCGCTTTTGTGTGGTCTTGTTTGTTGTTTGAATTAAATACGCTCATAGTTTTCTCTCTTAGTTTTCTCTCAATTGCTTCATATTTATCTTCTGCATCATTTTCTCTTCTTCTTTTACCATTAGTTCTTTGTAATAAAGGTCGTTTACTGCTAGTACTGTGCTAACGTCACTAAGTGAATTATCCTTATTTCTTGTGTGTACTGATACATTTATTAAGAAATATGAAATATTTGGAATACCTTCAAGTTTTCTACACAACTTGTCTACTTCAATTAATTCTCTTAGTGAGGTCGGTTCAAATCTTTTATCATCCAAATCAAAATATATAGTTTGCGGAATAGAAGAAGTTACTTCTATAAATTGTGATAAATGTGGCATGTTATATAATGATACTAATTCTTTATCGTATTGAGGTTCATATATTACATTCGATAAGTGTATTAAGCAATCATGTGTTTCGCCTCTTCTTAAAAATTCTGTTATAAATTTTTGATACACAGAAAAGTCTACACTTGAATCAAGTTTAATGTCATACCAATAAAATCTACCACGTCCAGAAAAAAATTCATCTTCTACTATTTTATTTGATTTCGACTGTGGTTGTTCTGTGCAAGAATTAAAATATCCTAATTCCGGGTTATCTGGCGATAGCGGTCTTACACACAAACACTTTGCTAATTTATAACTTGGAAGGTTGCTTAGTTCCATTAAATGGCACAGCCTTCACAATCCTCATCATCTATTAATCCTGGCTCTAATGGTTCTTCATTATTAAGAGCATTGATATCTAGTTCACCTTGTCCATCAAATGTATTGAAGTAATACAATTGTTTTCCACCATACTTATAAAACATTATAAGATGTTGTAACATCACTGACATTGGAATCTTTTCATCTTCAAAATGTACTGGATTATAACTTGTGTTCACTGAGATACCTTGGTCGATATACTTTTGTAATACTGCCATAATCTTTAAATAACCTTCTGGGCTTTTCTGGTCCCATAGAAGTTCATATTTGTTTTTCAACTTGTGAATGCCAGGAACTACTTGCTTTAGTACTCCGTGCTTTGATTGTTTAACACTAACAAGGCTACGTGGTGGTTCAATACCATTTGTACTATTACTAATCTGTGCTGATGTTTCTGCAGGCATAAGTGCCATCACTGTTGAGTTTCTAATTCCATATTCTTTAAGGTCTTCTCTAAGAGATTTCCAATCCATTCTTTCTTTATGAGAAACAAGTTCATCAATCTCTATTTTACGTGTATCTATTGGTACGACTCCATGTCCATACTTTGTTTCATTAGACTTTGGACATGCTCCAATTTCTTTTGCCAAATTATTTGAGGCTTTGATTAGATAATAACTCCATGCTTCTGTCCATTCGTCAACTAACTCTAAGTTAGGGTCAGAGTAATTCGTATCATTTTTAGCCAGCCAATACGCAAAATTAATAATGCCTACACCCAAAGGTCTCCTATTATTTGTTGCCAACTCGGCAGCAATGAGTGGATAATCCTGATAACTCAATAGTGCATCAAGTCCTCTTATTGCCAACTCACATGGCTTCTCAAAATCTTTTGGTGATTTAATATTGCCCCAATTGATAGCACTTAGTGTACAGAGAGCAATTTCTCCTTCTTCATCCATCACACTACTCAATGGCTTAGTTGGAAGAGTAATCTCACAACATAGATTTGATTGTTTGATTGGTGCCACTTTTGTATCAAAAGAACTATGGTCATTTGCGTGGTCAACATTCATCAAATAGATACGACCTGTATTCTTACGTTCATTCATAAACGATGAAAATAACTCAATAGCAGGTACTGTTTTCTTACGAATAGATGTTTTACGTTCTGCTTGTTCATATAGTTCACGGAACTTATCTTGGTCATTAAAGAATGCCTCATACAATCCTGGGACATCTTGTGGACTGAACAATGTGATGTTACCACCTTGCATTAGTCGTTCATACATAAGTTTATTGAACTGAACACCATAGTCCATGTGACGAACACGATTGTCTTCTGTGCCCTTATTATTCTTTAAAACAAGTAAATCTTCAACTTCATAATGCCATACAGGATAGTACAATGTTGCGGCACCGCCTCTAACACCGCCCTGTGAACACGATTTAACTGCCGCTTGAAACATCTTATAGAATGGAATAACGCCAGTATGACTTGCATCGCCATTACGAATAGGTGAGTTTATAGCACGGATACTACCCGCACCAACCCCAATTCCTGCTTTCTGAGAGACATATTTAACAATAGCACTAGATGTCGCATTGATACTATCTAAACTATCATCTGTTTCAATTAACACACAACTACTGAATTGTCTCTGTGGTGTACGAACACCAGCCATAACAGGCGTTGGTAATGAGATATCAAATGTACTGATAGCATCATAATAATCCTTAACCCATCTTAATCTTTCTTCCTTTGGATAATCACTGAATAATGTTGCCGCAATTAGTATATATGCCATTTGTGGCGTTTCATAAATTTTATTTGTAACTCGATTTTGTACTAAGTACTTACCACGAAACTGTTCCATTCCAACATAAGTGATGTCAAAATCTCTATCGTGTTTGATAAAACCATTAATCTTTTCCCATTCTTCTATTGAATAATCTTCTAATAATGCTTTATCATAAAATCCAGATTTGACATTCTTATTAACTAACTCAGCGATATGCCATGGTTCATAGTTATTGTATACTTCTTTTCTAATATGATAATTGATTAGATTGCCAGCAACCCATTGATAGTTTGGCAAGTCTTCTGATATTAATTCGGCTGCCGCTTTGATTAGTGTTTCTTGTATCTCACTGCTTGTCATTCCACTGTAGAATGAAAGATGTGATTTTAATTCAACTTCACTTGCAGATACTCCGTTAATATTGTTACAGGCTTGAAACACTACCTTGTGCATCTTTTCTAAATCTAAACTCTCTTTCTCTCCATTTCTCTTAACTATATGAATTCCAGTCATTATTGTCTCTACCCTAATATGTGTTAATTTCTGAATCTTCCATTCCTGCCACACGTAACTTAATAATGTTTGACAGTTGAAAGTGCTTAATTTCGAATCCTTTTGTTATTCCTAGATATTGATTTCTAACCAAAGCAACTTGATTTATCAATTCGCCAATTGCAACAATTTCATCTTCGCCATCTGCGTATTTCTCGGCGTCTCTGCTACTTAAAACTTTGTTATAATTTTCTAAATATTTTCTAAGATACGAACTTCTCTTTTTTCGTAACTGAATATTTAGATGTTCTAATATTGCTTCTATTTCTTGTAATTGACCGAAACGTAATTCAACATAAGCAGGAAGATAGGTAGCATTTTTTTCTATGTTTCCTTTTATCTTTACCTCTTTTCTTGCATCCAATAGTTCTTTTTCAAAAAATTGAATACAGTTCGGAATTTCACTCCAGTCGCTTACTATTTTGCTATACCAATTCATCAGTCCCAGTCTTCTTCATCATCATTAAAGTCTTCTTCATCTTCGAAGAATCTATCTAGTGCAGTGGACAAGATTAAGTCACCATCGATTAATAGTTCGATGTCTTCGCTACTTAGACCCAAATCATCGCATTGTTTTATAAACATCTCTCCTGCTTCTATTTTATCTTTTGCAGGGATATAGTTTACTAGTGTTTCCCACAATTCGTAAAGTGATTCTGATTCCAAGTTGACTCCTCTGTGTTTTCTTGTTGTTCGTAAGCAATCTATTTATACAGATTGCCAGAATTATACTTCTTCTGTCTCAACTTGTTCCGCTTCTGAATTCACATCTTTCAACGTTTCGTCATTGAACTCATTCATAACTACATCGAGTTTTTCATCAGTCCAATTCTTACGAAATTCAATCATCTCATCACCTGATTTCGTCACGTATTTCAAACGATTACCTTGTTTAACAAGTAAACCTTTTGCTTCAAAGAATTCAACAAGCCCACTGTAGGGACTCATACCTGTTTCATATGGAATCTCAACTTGAACACTTTCAAATGGTTTAGAATAACGTGTTTTCATTACTTTACACGCCGCTCTGATACCATGCACTTGTGAAGTTTTGTTACCATCTGCATCTACTTTTAGTTTAAGTTTACGCATTGCTACTACGATAGAACTAGCATAGATAAACCCTTGACCACCAGAGATTTTATCATCTGGGTCAAACATATCTTGTGATGCATAAGTATGATTTGTAGCAACTAAACCTACGTTATAGTCACCAAACATATTCACACTGTTACGTACTAGTGAT